ACAATTAATGGTATATTTGGCCAATGCAGCCTCACCAATCGAACACCATTTAACATTATCGCCTAGAGCTGATTGGCTTGTTCGAATAATACGTTCTGCTTCACGCATATATAGTTTATTTTTACCGCCAATGATACAGAATGTACCGTTAATATAATCTCGATTAGCATTAGCCGCAGTAAGGAATTCAGGAGCATGGACAAGATTTGGATATTGTTCATTTAATCGTTCATAGACATCGGGTGGTGCTGTACATTTACTAATGATAACACCTTGGTATCCTACAACAGCTAGATTGTGTAGTACATCTTCCAAAGGAGTTGTATCGCAAGTGCCATCATCATCTTGTGGAGTTGGCACACAAACAAATACACCATCGCAATCTGCGAGATCAGCAATGGTATTATTATACCCTTTAGCGGGATCTACGCAGGTTACTTCGTGACCCCAAATGTCGTTTAAAGCGTTTTTAATAGCGCCACCTACAAAACCTAGACCGATAATTCCAATTTTATCCATGTTTGAATTTTTAAAAATAATTTTAGCCCCACCAATAGTGCCAGGCATACTCATCATTCGTTGATCACCATTACTCATTTAGTCAACCCCATAAACAACAATTCTCGTTCTGTGACATGTGCTACAGGTTTGAGCCACCCATGTATAATACATTCCTGAATAAGGCTTGCATAATTCTCTGGGCATCGATTACTGATTTCAATTCCTGCTCGAGGTGCCTGCATTAGTCCGTCGTTGATTACAAAGTTAGGATCACCCTGCTTGAGAGTGCGTATAGTGCTGGTATGAGTTTTATATGTCATAACACTATTTTAACATAGTGTTATTTAAATGTCAATAGCAGATCCAGTCGCTACTCTTGAAAGGTTTTCCAACTACTGCTCTGGGCAAATAGCGTATTACTTTTTTCTTTAACTTCTTGATAACTTCATGTTTATGATTATGTTCAAATGCTTTGAGATACATTTTGAAACAACCACCATGTTTTCTACTTTCTTTAAAATCAGTATTCAAATGTTTGATAACTGCTCGTTGGTTACCTTTGTATTTTTCCAATAGTTCGCAGGCTATATTAAACCCATAGGCATCTATTTCATCATTACATCCTAGATAACTTTGTTCTTCTCTAAGTTTACTGCTAGATGCTGTACTAGGATAGTTGGGTAATGACTTGAATGATCTACGACGAAACTGTCTCATATGTATAATTTCGTGTAATAATGTATCAGTGATAGTTATACATATTTGATTGAATCGAAGTTTGGATATTTTAAATTCTTCAACTTCGGGATTGTAGTAAAGATTTAGCTCAATACACTTTTTATCATTTTCGTCATCTTGACTAAAATATGTGCCGCCTATAAAGACACTATGAGATTTAACTTTTGTATTCCACCCTTTAGTAACATTTATGGGAAGATGTTTTTTAAGATATCGTGTAATGATATTATGAAATCGAGCTGCTGTAATAGGTTGATCTGTAAGTTTTGGAGCAAGTTCCTTTAAACGTTCTATCATAGCGGACCGTTCTAGATTACTCCAATCAAACATTTTAGGTGCCTCCTAAGCAATAATATTTATATATTATAACTTAAAGTGGCAAACGTCAATAGATAGGTACTCCGTTCAAATGGTGGAAACGAACAGCATCTTCCCAAGTGTTTACCAAAGGTTCGCCTTTTACATTCAAACTGGTGTTCATTAGCACCGGACAGCCTGTTTTTTCACGCCAAAGTTCCAAAATAGCCCTGAAATTTGGGTTATCTTGCTTAGAAACTGTTTGTACACGACTTGTTCCATCTACGTGGCATACACCGGGCAGTTCTTTTAAACGCAAGCACGGGGCTGTAAACTGCATATAGGGGCTGGTTTTTACCGGCATATCAAAGTATTCATGGGCATATTCTTCCAAAATTGCCGGAGCAAATGGGCGAAATTCTTCCCTACGTTTGAGTTTGTTCATACGCAACTTGGCCATAGGTCCACGAGGATCGCACAGCAAACTACGATTGCCCAATGCTCTGGGACCAAATTCTGCTCGTCCATTGGCTACTGCTACAACTTCACCAGCTAGTAAATCATTAACTATACTTTCTATATCCAAGACTCGATCAATATTGGTTCCCAAATAAGGCGAATCCCAAGTTAAATGTTGTTGTGTCAATGCGGCCACGGCTCCAATAGCACTACCTGCATCTCCGGGGTTAGGCATAATCCATACATTGTTAAAACCTGCTTCTCGTGCTATCAGACTATTGGCTACACAGTTTAAAGCACAACCGCCCATGAACACAAGATTATTACTAGGTAACTGTTCACGTATCCATTTAGTAGTAGATAGCAAATATTCTTCCATAACGGCTTGTACACTAGCAGCAATGTCAAACTTGTTAACATTGGCTTCGTTGAGCCACCAACGGCACCCACGATGCAGATTGTGTCTTAGCTTAAAATCTGGTCCATTAAACTCTTTAAAAAATTCTCGTTTAAGATGTTCTGCAATAAGGGGTTTACCAAAAGCAGCCATACCCATTAGGATATATTCTTCTTCGTTGGGTTTAAGTCCTAACCAATCGGTAAAAGCTGTGTAGAATAATCCTACACTATTTGGATACTGTATACTCCAAAATTTATGTAGCCCAGTTTTATCTGCATGCCAAATACTTACAGTATCCCACTCACCTATAGCATCAACAACTAGAACACTAGCATCTTCAAATCCGCTAGTATAAAAACCTGCGGCTGCATGGCTTTCATGATGACTAACATAGTGTACAGGTAATCCATTCAACCCAACTAATCGTAGTTCGTCTTTGGGATTTTCTAACCAGGGACGTTGACCGGCATAAAGCCTGCGTAGGGATTTTCTAAAAGGACGCTCAAACCAAACAACTTCTGTCGGATTACCATACTGGCGCATTTCTTCCACCATCACCCTATTCAATGACGGATCATTCTTTGTGCGTGTATAACGTTCCGAGTGCGCGGCCCAAATTATCTTATCACCATCGATCAATGCCATACTGGCATCGTGATTCTGACCGGTAATACCTAAAATCATTTTAGTGATAGATAAATGGGTCTCGCTTGCGTAACTCTTCGATACGCTTCTTTAGGTCTCGTTTGTTTTTCCAACGACGGTATAATGAAATAAGTTTTTTGAATGGATTCATAAAAATATTTATTAATCCACTCCTTTAAAGTTTCCATTTTTGAAACCCACTGTTCCACCTTCTTCTTTGATTCGTTTCATAACATCTTCAAATAGAATTGGTGCAAAATCGGTCTGTTCAACACAAACACAATGGTAACGAGTGTCTACCACTTCATCAAAGTTCTTGGTATTACCCCATTGAACTTTTTGCATCACACGGTTTGAATGTGTGTGGCCATGAATGTTAACACCGAAACGACCAAGACTTGCTTCATGAATTGGAATATGAGAAAGAATCATTCCGTTCATTACATGATATGCACGTAGTTCACGGAAATGCTGTCTATAATCTTCATCCTTAAAGATATCATGGTTGCCACGGATAAGAACCTTGTCGCCGTTTAAGCGGGCTAACGTGGGTAATGCTTTGCGGTTAATGACCACATCGCCTAAAAAATAACACTTGTCTTTTGGACGAACTTTTTCGTTATATCTTTTAATTAATTCTTCATCCATTTCCTCGGCATTATCCCAAGGCCGTAATTTGGTCACACCATCGTTTCGCATAAAACGACAAACTCCTTGGTGTCCAAAATGTGGATCAGAATATAAAAATACTGCTGGCATATCGGTCTCCTTTCTTTAATATTGTATTATAACACCAATAGACTAAACTGTCAATTATTTGTCAACAAATACATTGTGACTTCGGGACCTTCTAACAATACTATATCCTGCGGATATTTATTGCCCGATCCCCAATTATTTTTTAATGGTTTAACACCAACCATTTTGGGATTGAGTTTCTTAACAATGCCAATCATCAAACTATTACTAGAAGGATACGCAACACAATCTCCTACTTTAAGCAATCGTCCCAACTTGTCTTTATGTTCAATGGGGTCTTTAACTTTCTTTTCAGACATATTCAATCCTGTATTGTGAATGTGGGTAATGTTCTTGTAGCCATTCTAGCAAACCATCCTCGTAGGGAAGATTTACTGAGCCGTCGTAGTTTGTAATATACATTATGATGACATCAAAATAAGAAAGCCCAAAAAAACTGCCAATCCTGGATAACCAAAAAGTACCAGAATTAATACAACCAACCACCCTAGTTCGTGGTTCATATGGCTCTCCAGATTTGTGTAAAACCTTCTTCTTCTGTTGGCTCATCCCAACCGGCTATCATACTAGCGATAACATGTTCTGGAATTTCTTTTCCAGGGCGACTTTTCAATCTCTGTTCTAGTTCTTTATGTTCAGGAGTAGCAAATACTACAGCAATATGTTCATAGTCGGGCAACATCCCAAACTTACGAGCTCGACTAGCAAGAGTCGTGCTAGTTTGATCCCAAATAACGTCTCGACCTGATTCGCGTGCCACAACAACTTCTTGTGCCATAAGATCCACAGCCCAGGGCATAAATTCTGTAAACACTTCGCTATAGGTCTTGCCTACTTCTTGAGCATACAGATCTACAAACTTGTCTGTACTAATATAAGCACAGGTCATGGCCCAATCTTGATTGTTAATCCAGGTAGTTTTGCCGCTACCTGGAACTCCTACTAGTTGATAACACTTGGGCATATTACTCTTTCTTCATCCAAAAGACTTTTGGATCGGGTTTGAAATTATCGCATTTGTTGGCACAATCGTGACATTTGGGTTTACTGCCTAAGCATAACGATCTAATAGTGTGTATTATAGCACCTATTACTATAAAAGTCACTATCGCAGTTTGCCAATCAAAGTTCAATTTCACCTTCCTCTACAAGTTCTGCCACAGCATCGTGAAACTCGCTTTCTAGATTCCAGTATGCTTCAGCACGACGAATATCTTTTTTACGACGACGAACAGCGGTGCCTTCTTTATACACCAACCAAAGATGATCCGGGCAATAGTTACGACCTTCTACAGTTCGACATCCGCAACTTGGTTGAAGTGTGGGACTATTACCAATCCATTGACATTCGGTAAATGGTTCATTCATCGACATTCTTATCTTCTTTCTTCAAAATTGTATTCAATTCTTCTTCACTATGATCACCGCCGCGCTCTACCTTGTCCATAAAATCTTTTAACTTTAGCAGTTTGCCTCGTGGCATACCCAAAAGATTTTCTGTACCGTGTTGCATACCTTCCATATGTGCCAAATGTTCTAGCACAAACAGCAGTACAATAAAGCACCAAAAGCGGCTATCATCCCATGTAATATTTGCGGTACTTAGCAGATAACTGATGGTGCAGAACACCACCAGTCTCTGCATAGTTTTGCCTGTTAGCAATTCCCACATATTAGATTCTTCGCATACATGTCGTTCTTGCCATTGCTTGCCAGTTTGAAGGAAAGCTCTTACGCAGGTCTGCCAACTTCAAGACCATACGCAGGCTCAACTCACGCAACTTGTCCTTGTTGGCTTCGATGAACTCAACCAAATCGTGTTTGACAATTTCAACATTGTCAAAGTCATAACGGTCCAACATACCATCAGTGATGATTTGTTTGATACGCAGGATCTTCTCACGAGTGGTATCCATTTGAAGGTCAATGTAGTGGCAACGTGATTCCAGTGCATCCAAGTGGTCACGCAACTTTTTACTGCGAACGTGTTCAAACTTGATGTTAGTAATGAAGATAGCCGCACCTTTGAACTCAAAACGATCCGGGATGCCTTCGCTACGCAAAATACGGCTGTCAGTATTCCAGCTGATAAAGCGGCGTGAGCTAGAGTCCAAAGCGCCTTTCAAAATGTTAAGGCTAAGGTCTTCCATCAAAATGCTGTCGCAGTCATCAAACACAACAACATTGCCTGGAGCACTGAACTCAAACAACTTGGCATATAAGCCAATCGCTGACATAGCACCTTTGACCACTTCAAACTTGGGTTTCTTTTCTGCCAAGGTGTTAAACAAGTCTGCTTTTTGCAGAACATTCTCAACACCGTATGATTTACCAACACCTGGAGGGCCACTGACAATCATAGCACGGACATTGCCGTCTTTAACTGCCTTGGTCATGTCGTCCAGAATTTGGAAACGCTCACGGAGACGATCCATAATCTGTTCATCTGTTTCTTGTGCCACTTCACGTTCACGAGCCTTGATAGCGTCTGTATCAAACTCAAGAATGTTACCAGTTGCCTTTGCTGCCTTTGCCATTTTTACTCCTATAAAGTTATTTAACAAGTGTGTATTATAGCACTATTGTAAGTGCCTGTCAATCAATTGCACGTCGAAAAATCAATTCTTGTTGCTCAAATGCCTGTACTTCCCAAGGGAGATCCAAATATTTGGTGCGTTTGGAAACTTTTTTGCCATTCCAAACACGGCCTTTGAGTTTGCCCGAAGCCATTTGTTTGACATGGACCATTTCGTGTGCCAAAGTTAAACCCATTTGGATAATGTCCGCAGGGTTAATAACAACCAAATAAGTGTCCAAACCATCCATAGGCATAGTAAGTCCGTTGCTACCATCCAACTTGTCAACCTTGACCACAAGATACTTGCGGCTACGGGTCAATTTGAGTTGCTGGATCATACTGGGAAGGATTGCTTCCAAGTACTTTTTGCGTTTTGGACTTGCTTGAACTACGAACTCCATTTGGACTCCTTGTTGTTTAAGTGTGTATTATAACAAGAAATAAGTCCGTTGTCAACGGTCAATCTTATAATTTCCGCTCAAAAGAATCATTGAAATATCCGTTTCGTTTCGAAGATTGATCCAAAAAGGCCGACTATCACTCCTACTTGGGCGTGATCCAAAATTCGAACTCCATTGGCTATTGCCATGACGTTTGTACCAATTGTACTGGCTACCATAGCGTTTGGTCAAGAACTGTTCGATATCACCAGCATGTTTTTCCCAGTGGTCAAAACGCAAGGCGTGGGTAAACCCTTCCTTGTATGCTTTGTATCTACGGTCTAATTTAACTACTTTCATAATAGTGCTATTATAGCACCAAAGCAGTTATTTGTCAAATATTTCTTCTAGTGTTTTGTCTAATGCTACAGTTACAATAAGTCTAGGTCCGGGACTTACATGTACAGTATGGGCACAGTTTGTTTTAACAAATGCGCTTGGAGAATAAACATTTGGTAATCTAAAATCGGGTTCTCCTAATGTTTTCCATCGTTCTTCGGGACCATTACCCGGAATACCCCAACTGGTATATTCTATCCCATTGTGTGTTTTAAACTGATGTCGAACTAACCTTTTATCAGCATAAGTCCAATCAGTCCACCAAACCATTTCATCTTCGGAGTTACCTAATACAATAACATTAAATCGTGTTTTGATTTCAAATGTTTCATTAACGCCAAACTTTAAATCGATATGAGGATTACCGATATAATCGTAGTCCCAGTTACTAATAAAAGCACCAATACCATAGTAGTCAGTATTGAGTTTATATTTTTTTAAATAATCTTTGAGTTCTTTATTAACTGGACTGTTGGTCCATTCATCTTGAGTTTGTAAAGGATCGATATCTAAATCGTGGAAGAACTTGTTTTTAAATGTAGGTTGGTACCTATCTATTAACCATTTGGTGGCTTTCTTTGAAAACTTAAAATCTGTTTGATGGTATAGCATATAATTTATTTACTACCATTATAGCACAATATAAATATTTCACCACTTGCAGGAGGGCAACCCCGGAGTGGCAGGGAGAGTAGCTCAAACAGAGCAGTGTCTAGATGGGGCAAAGGTTGTGGGTGCGAATCCCATCTCTCCTACCAGTTATTAAATAAATGAATATACATATTTTCGGTCATAGTGTTTGTTATAGGGCTACCAAGCGAGATCCTATTCCTACTTTTACAGATATGTTAGCTGAAAAGTATAACATACCAGACGAACATATTTTAGCAACTACTTTTAGTTCTGAAGAAAGATTGCTATATCATTTAAAAAAATCAAAGAACATAGATCTTGCTATTATATTTCATAGTTTACCAGGTTCTTTATTTGTTCCCACCATTAGCAGAGACTTTGGTGAAAAGATGAAAACTAGCACAGAATCTGATTTGTGGACTAAAAAATATTTTGATAACAGAGTACAATATTTTGAAAATCCTGATAGTAAGAACGCTGAACCGTCAGATTTAGATTTTGAAGAATTTAAAACGGCATATTCTTTGTATTTGAAATATTTTGTCACTCACGATTTAATAAAAAACAGATATTACGGTGCGTTGATACAAATTGATCAATACCTAACATATAAAAAAATCCCAGCGATTCATTGTGTTCTTAAGGAATGTGTTCCTGCATGGTTTACATTTAGCAGTGGAATAGTTGATTTAGATCTAGCAGAACCGGGAAATCATCGAGGCCCTTATGCCTGTAGTAATCAACATACTGTTAACTCAGTTACTCCTACAGGTAATAGACATATTTTTAATAAACTAGTTGAGTATATAGATGACCTACGAAGAGTTTGAATTTTTAGATTTATTAAAAACTAAAATGCCTGCTGGCAGTATCTTTTTACATGCCAGCGAAGTAGACCTTTCTCAAAAAAATGTTGGCATGGTATTTTTTGATAAAGATTCCTCAGTCAGTATTAATTTTTATAGAGCGGCATGGAACATTCTTGTACCTAATGGAATCTTATGTGTAAGAACCAATAAGTGGGCAGTATCTGCCATTAAAGAAATACGGGATATAGCAATAGAAGCTGATATTGAAATTATATTGCCGCCTTGCCCTGATATATTTTATATAGTTAATCCCTATGACATTTAATAAACTAATACCAGGATGCTTGTCACCTAGTGATATACCGTTATTACAAAAAATTTGTAATATGTCTCCTCCGGAATCTAATGCTATTGAAGTTGGGCCTTATGCAGGAAGGACTACACAAGTATTAAAAAATATATTTCAAACTGTTTATGCCATTGATCCTTGGGAAGAAAATGTACCCAAGGGATTCGTTCAATACGGAATACCTATCGATCCTAAAAATATATATACAGTATTCGATAAACATATATCATTTTATAATAATGTGAAATCAATAACTGGATATTTTCCCAAAGACTATCCGGAAGAGTTTAAAAATAACATAGGGTGTGTTTATATCGATCTTTGGTCAGAAGATAGCCAGTATCAAATATTTTCTTCTGCTTGGGATTTATTAATGCCTGGAGGAATTATTTGTGGTAAAACATTTCTTAAATGGACTGATTATGTTTTAATATCCGCAAGGCAACTGGCCTATTATAGGGACACAACAATTTTTATAAGTCCTGGTAACGAATTCTTTTATATGGTCAAACCCGATGAGCAAAAAATACTTTCAACAGATTAATTTTACCTTACCCGATTTTTCGTTGGAGCAACTTAAAGGGAAAGAAATAGACAGTCAAACAGACGGTACTGTGGGATTCTTTTATTATAGTATTGCCGACTCCGAAGTATTAGAATATATAAAAAAACATTCACCTATTCCAAATCCCTTTGTGGCATATTCAGAAATCATAGGTACCATTCTTCCACATATCGATGCCGGAGGTACCTGTGTAATAAATCATTATCTTGAAACTAATGCAGCCGATACTATCTTTTACAACTCAAAGGATAATTCCAATCCCATTGTTCTTTCAAACGGTGCTAAAATATTTCAAGAATCAGATTGTCAGGAAGTAGCAAGATTCCATGCCGAACCCAAAAGTACCTGGATACTAAACATAGGTAAAATACATAATGTAACGCAACCTGCAACAGGAGTCCGTAGAACTATTTCTATAGGTTATCCTGGGGTGAAATATTCACAGTTGCTTAAATTAATCTCCGGGGATTAAATCGTCCCATTCTTCTTGAGTGAGTATTTGTGGGTTCCATTCAGCAAATGTGCCTGGCTTGATATCAGCATAGACAAAGTTCTGCCAGCACTTTTGTACCATATGTGGACAGGTTTGTAGATATCCTCCCGGTACTGTCCAATAGTTATTACTGGCAGCATTCATAGTTTGATTCCAGACATCCCACCATCTCTTGGTAGATTTTTTGTCTCTGTTCTGCATGGTAATAAAATAAGCATCATAGTTATTAACTTCAATCAAAGGAAAGATTAAATGATGGTGTAATAGTTTATAACCATTAACTAACTGCCTTACACTTTTACGCCTAAAATTTTGAAATACAAAAGCACGGTTTAACATTCTGCCAATGTTTTTTGGCCAACGACTATCATTAAAAACACCTCCCATGATCATGGGTTCGTCAGTGGCTGTTTCATATACAACACAGTAACCTGTATGATCTTCTATTACTAAATTTTCTTTGGTATAGTTTTTTATAAGCCAGTTATCTTCTTCTTGAAGACAAATTTCTCGTACCCGTTCAAACTCGTCACAGGTTTCATAGAAGATTTTATGATAACCGTAATCTAAATCGACCAATCCTCGTTCTAACATTTTATTTTTCTTCCTTGCGATAGTGTTGTTAAATATGTTACACTGTATTAATATAATAACACAGCTCTATGAAACTTTCAAATTTTAATTTCAAAATCCGTTCTCTCCAAATAGCCAACCATATTGCAGCGGTAACAGGCATTGTTTGGCTGTCCTTGGGATACATTGATATTAGTTATCTCTGGATAGGCCTTGTATTTTATATTTGGTTTGCATTATTTGGTACTGTGATAGGACTACATCGTTATTTTAGTCATAGAAGTTTTAAAACTAATAAGACTTGGCATTATCTATTAGGAGTAACTGGCACATTGGCCACTGTTGGTAGTATCATTGGTTTTGCTGGACTACATCGATATCACCATGCCAATACCGATACTGATCTAGATCCACATGATCCTAGACGTATAGGTTGGTTCAATGCATGGATCTATAACTGGAAACCTAGTCACTTTACTAAAAACTATATTCGTCCGGAACTAAAAGATCCTATGATTGTATTTCTGCATAAACATTATTTTAAAGTTATCTTGGCCTATGTGGTATTCTTGGCTTTAATCAACCCTTGGTTAGTTGTTTGGTGTTATTGTATACCTGCTTGCGGTAGTTATATGGGACTTAGTGCTGTTACTGTGATAGGACATTTACACGGGTATAAAACGCATGACATTGGCGATGAATCGAGAAATAGTTGGATCTGTGCATTGTTGAGTGTAGGTGAAGGTTGGCATAATAACCATCATGCAAATAGCAGTAGTCACAGGACTGGAGAACAATGGTGGGAGTTAGATCCTGCTGCTTGGTTGATTGAAAACATTATACGAACAAACAATGCCTAATGTAACAACTAAGTTTAATCAGTTTTCTAAATCAAATTGTAATAAGGCCTTAAAAAATATTAAGGGCGAGTTAGTATGTAATACTGTTAGTCTGTGCCATCATTGCCACCAGCATATTCCTGCATACAACTATCATATTAATAATCAGTATTGGATGAGTAAATCCTGTGCTCTCCACGGAACATCTAATCATATGATTGATAGAGACTATAGTTTTATTAGTAAGCTCAAATATGCTAACAATGATTTATTCCCTATGGTGCTTACAGAAGTAACTGATCGGTGTAATATAGATTGCCCACATTGTTATCATATTCCTGATAATAAAACTGCTGATGTTGGAACCGAACAACTAATATGCCGTATTAAAGAATGGCGTTCTATTTTTCCAGAGTTGAGTGTATGCCTAGCTGGTGCTGAACCAACGCTACACAAAGATCTAGTAGGCCTCATAGGACGAATGTCAAAAGAAGTTAGTCCAAGAATGATTTTGATATTAACCAATGGTATTCGTTTTTCTGATAAAGTCCTAATGTCAGATTGCCAAGCTGCGGGCCTTCACATAGTTACTATGGGACTGAACCATCCTAGTTATATTAACAATCCGACTATAAGAAAAAAACAAATAACAGCTATTGAAAATGGTTTAAGTTTGGGTCTATTTGAGAATGGTTATGTGGGATATACAATGTCCAGTATTTCTGAACTTGAAGACATTTTAGAGGAAACAACAACCGCTGGATGGAATCCGGGTATGTTTAGAATACGCTATGGTAGTGACATTGGGCGATATCCTGATCAGGAAAGAATGTATGTTAGTGATATTGTTGCATTAACTAAAAAGTGGTGTGAAAAAAATAATAAATCTTTTGAGATAATCGATGATTGGGATAATAACATTTACCATGTTATGGTAAGCATTGACAATCAAAAATACAGACTCATTCAATGGTGTGATGAAACAGACATTGACATGGAAGAACTTCGTTCAGGACCATTCTGTGATTTTGTACCAGATGGTATTACAAACTTCTTACATCAAGTAATACGTAGAGATGTTTTGAAAAATCAAAAAATAGCATTACCTGATGCTCCGCCTATTAGGTATCAACCTATGGGTGTGAACGATCCTAGTCCGTTAGATTTTAAAAAACTATACTAATCCTACTATATTACAGCCTAGAATAATCCTAGGCTTTTTACTTGTATTTTTAGTAGTTTTATGCTTTAACCAGCCTGGAAACATAACTAAATTTCCTTCTTTTACATCAATTTCTTCCTGAAACCAACTGCCGTAGTTATCTATGTTGCTATGGTCAATGGGCTGGTGTTTTAGCAAAGTTTCCAATGGGTTTTCAAAAACAATATTTCCAGAATCACTTGATTCTTTTGACAAATTAAAACTTGCAGTTATTGTTATTGGACTATGATTATGAAGGTCAATAAATGCACCTTGGTCATATCGATTGGCCCACATTTCAAAAACAACAGGATTCTTGTTTAAATCATAACCTAACTCTTTCCAATAAAGTTCAATATGCGGTTGTATCCAATCAATAAAAGGTTTCAGTTCGGGCCAATGCTGTATATCCCTTACTGCATTATATGAGCACAAACCTCCAGATCGCATAGAGTCTTGGTTGTTTAGTTTTGTTTTTTCAAACACACTTTCTAGTTTGGGCAATAAGGATTTTTTTAATGCTTTAAGATTTTCTGTGTATTCGGTTTTATAAATCTTAACAGGGAAAAATGAATTAATCATAGTAAGTTGTAATATTTTTCTGCAACAATATCAGCAGTGGCTCTTCCGTAATGATGAGCATCTCGAGCTCGATCTATTCTTTCAACTGCCTCGAAGAACTTAAATTTATTATGCCTAAACATTTCGTATACCGATGTACTAGTTAGGCGCGGCTCTTTCTTTCTAGAATAACCATAGTAATCTAAATATTCTATACTACAGGCATTTGGTATTAGAGAATGTACAATAGTGACATTTTTCTTATTGGTATTTACAATGTTTAGATTGTTTGAAAAGTTTTCAAGGTCTTTGGAATCATTGACGTCAAAATGCATAATCCTTTCTTCGTCCAATAGTTTGCTATTAGAGTTTTCTCTACGATGTAAGTAACTCCATAATATTAAAATAGCCTTGGGTTTTAGATTTTGTAAAATATAGGACGCCCGTCGAGCGATCCAATCGTTACTGGCACCATTCATACTAATATTGATAGTACGTTTCTGTAACTTTTGTTCTAGATACTTTGGCCAAGTTTCGTTATAGGGTTGACCTAGTCCTAGTGTAAAACTATCACCAATGCACCATATTTGGTTAGTTAGTTTTTCTGGCCATTCTGCATCTCTATAACCCATGCTATTATATTGATAAGATACTTGGTCAGGAAAATTTAAAAAGTGTTCTTTAACCGGACAATGCTCTAGGCTATCTATTCCGGAAGTTAACTCAAACTTATTTGCTAAAGTAGATAATTTTATTTCTTCAATCATGTAATGTTATACCAGGATCTAGCTTCGGCAAGTGCTTGATACCCTAGTTCTTCCAATGTATATGTTTTTCCAATATTATTTTTAGAAGACCAGTTATTATAAGTATCTAAACAGTCTTTAAAGTTTTTTACAATAAGAGCCTTTTCTGCAAGTGTTTGGAGTTTAATGGGAATACCAAATAACAAATTTCTATCTTCGTGCAGTTGTTTAGTAAGTACTTCTAGTTTTTTATAGGCAGTTAAATGAGTATTTAAAAATCGTGTATCTACTACAGAAAGTTCTGAGTTCATTTTAACATTGTTAGATTCATCAGTTAACAGTTTGATATCGACATTATGTTTTAATTTAGAAAATCCTGATTTATCGCTAGACAAATAGTGACACTTGTTCCAATCGTTCCAACTAATATTGTATAATTCTTTCCAAGATTTGCGTTGTGTATCTGGAGGAAATATATCTAAGTTATTTACATAACCTTCTAAGTCTTTAAGATGTGTTTCATAACTAAAAATAGAGTTAACACCAAAATGGTCGTCAACCCATTCGAGGTATTTGACATACTTATCAAGATAGTTTTCGAACACTATTTGATCAATAGTTATTTTGTTCTTGTGTAAATGATCAGTTAACATCATTTTATGTTCTGCTTCAAACAGATTTAGATGTTTGGTAAAGTTAACAATGCACCAACTCAATGCATGTTCAAACAAATTTTCTCGCCTTGCACTGATAATAAAAAAGTTATTGTTTATATACTTGTAAAGACTTAACTGATCTGGTAAAGAATCTTTTCTGTTGTTGATATGATACTGGGCCAACCGACTGACACTATACTGATCTACGCTAGATAATAAGGCGACTACTTCTTTTAAACTTTGATGATATCCCCATTCTTGCCAATGTGGTTTGCCTATCATGTCCTGATTATATTTGGTTGAGTGATATTTTTCAAGACCGTTGGTTAACTCATGTAGATTAACAACTGGTTTGCCATAATCATAGTTTTGCATTGTCACCGATAGGTATTTTTGCAACAAGGTAGATCCTACCCTATCTGGAGTTAATACTATAACGTTCATATGTATTTTTTAATCATTTTATCTAAATCAAATGCATCTAACACACGTTGAATAGATTTGGTATTGGGTTTTAACCCTATTTCTTTATGGAGTTTTACAATAGCATCGACATCCATTCTGTTTTTAGATTCAAAAACATAGTCAGCTAGATGTTTGCTATTATTTAAATCATCCATATCGGCTATAAGAGTTTTTGCAGTCCACTTTACAAAATCGGTATCATTGAGTTTGTGTTTATGTTTAATCCAATCCCTTAATAAATCTTGTCCAGTAAGACTATGCCAATTTTGTATATCTTCAGGTGCATTAAACAAATGATACATAGTAGAAAACGATCCTGTTTTTTCTATTTGATTTTTAACAACATTAAACCAATCGCTGTCTGATACATTTATTAAAATAACTTTACAGTTAGGGAATCGTTTTTTAAGATATTCTGGACTATTGTGAGTTGAGTATATGATCTTTTTACTATTTAGGATATCTACTATCCAATCTTGATTGAACAGCTCAGGAGTTGCCCGGTCAGTCCATAGTTGCTGTTCTCCAAAATAAGGAAGCAAATTAAAATTATCAAACCTACAAACCGCAGATTTTGAAGTCTTAAAGAACATTACAAAATGTGCTGGAGCTACTCCCCAACTCATGTTTGATGCTGGTGGAAAATGATTCCACTCCCACGGATGGTCGCCATTAAGCGGATGATCATACCAAACAGAATCAGGACTAGTCATTAATGACCTTGACAACAAGTGACCAAAACTTCCTCCTACATAGGAGACAAATATCCAGTTAGGATGATTACTTAGTACAGATTCGTTCATAGATTTATATTAACACTTTTAGATTTTAAAGTCAATAAAAAACCCCGCCATATCACTATGTGACAGTGGGCGAGGACATATTATTTGGAGCGGGATACCAGAATCGAACTGGTCACTAAACCTTGGCAAGATTTCGTTTTACCAATAAACTAATCCCGCATTAAAACTATTTATAACTGGAGTACAGGGTCGGATTTGAACCGACGGTTTTACGGATTTGCAATCCGATGCAATGGGCCGCTCTGCCACCTGTACATTATCTTTCTATCCTACAAAATGCTATTGGCTTGTTCTTTGCTAGTAGTATTGTTTCATATACATTACCATTCTCAGTAGTTGATCCAAACACTTGATCAGTTTCAGATATATTCTTAAAGAAGTATAAGTTAATCTTTTTAATAGGTCGTTGTATTTTATTAAAAGTACGATACTCGCTTAGTAAAACTAAATTCAAATAGTTAGCACAATACAGTATTTTTACACCATTGAAATATGCTTCGGGACTAAACGGCAAAATATTAAACTCAGATTGATCAATGCCTTTTAGTTTCTTTTTTATTTGTTTATGTTCTTCTAAGAAAGTTCTATCTACCGAATCAATATTTTTATGAACTTGATTAGGTTCATCTCTGATTAACAATCCACTGACTAGATCTTTCTTAACAAATATGCTATCTAGTCGAACTGTAGCACTATTGTCTTCAACACTTGCAGTATGTATGGATCTGTAGATCTGACTGTTAAACTTGAATATTTTACTTTTTAGATTTAGGTAATCATTTTCTTTAAAATGATCCTGTCCTTTATTAAAGTCTATTTCTATACCAAAGAAACTAGCGTACAATCTTTCTGTTTCATTATAAAACGAAACTGCTTCACTTAACAAAGCCCAATGATTACCGCCTAGTTCTTTTAAAAGCCAAACAGGATCGAGTCCGTTATAACTCAGGTGAGGCATTCCTATTTTTATTTTTGACATGGCTATTTTTATAAATGGTCGGAGTACAAGGATTCGAACCTTATACTCTAAATTGGTCTCGGTGGTAGAGCTCGAATCTACCACTCATGGTCCCAAACCACGTATGTCGCCATCAACACCTCACCGAGATATAATTATGTATTCTGGAAAGCTATCACTCTTAAACCTCATTCTTGCTGTTTCGTGCCCAATTCCTATAGAATCGGCGGCCTGCGAAATCGAGTTGTAAGATACATTGTCTACCAAAACTTCATAACCGTGTAAGTATTTTTTAGATACTTTTTCTTTAACTATTTTTTTAGGACGAGTAGCAGGTACCTTCCATTTATTTCTACCAGCTATCCATCCATTTGGTATTTGTCCATTAAGTACTTTTTTATTTTCTTTAGTCTCTAAATTACAAATCCACATTGTTCCTGCTTGGGAATTATTTTCACCAACTTGTAAAGCACTCATTGCCTTACTCATATCCTCCCGGTAAACTGAAAATATCCTCGAACAAGCTCTATACTTTTCTTGTTTGTTGGATATTGAATTACACATCATGTTAAATGCTTTTAGCATCTTGTAATATGAATTCTTATTACCTTTATACATCTTAACTAATATCCAATGACATATAAAATGTTCCCTGGCGGTAAGCCTTACTAAATTATCTTTAGAGTCAGATCCACCAAGACTTATTGGAACAATATGATGTTTTTCAGTATATCCATCATAAGGATTGTTTAATCTATTCTCAATAATTTGATTGTATAGTTTTGCGTAGTTCATAATATTTGGGTTCTATTGTATTTAGTTCGGTTTCAAACTAATACTCCCAAATAGTTTACTTCGCTACCAGATTACGCTAATCCGAGTTTAACTTGGTACCTGGACACGGTTTCGAACCGCGGACCCTCTCCGTGTAAAGGAGACGCTCTACCCCTGAGCTATCCAGGCAAAATCTTTACTTATATACTTTACTGTAATCAAAAGCAATACGATGCAATACACGGTTTTCCATATCGTCGAAATCCCATCGTTTGTGTATACTTAACCATTGCTCTGATATTACAACATCTCCATCATCCCAATCATGATGATAACAATATTTAGGCTTCAATACGTGCTTCTTGAGCGTTTCCATTATTGAATTAAACTCGTCATCTTCATAACCTTCAAAACCAAAAATCTGTAGGAATGGAAAGAACAATCCTGTCTTTCCAGCCTTGTTGGTTTGAACTAGGTTAATGGGATAATCTCTATTCACATGTTCGACAAAAAACTTACTGTCAGAATACATACCTGATTTATATCCGCAGTATACTCTAATGTCTTTAATCTTATCTTTCAGTTTATTGCTGAGTCCTTCATAACTCGCAATGTTATTAATCCAACTTGTACGTGAACCTTTGGTACCTTGGTCGCCATACAACCAAATCAAAGGCTTTCTGTCAGGATTACTTGTTTGATTAGCATGCCAATCCAATGCCACACGATGTCCAAATAGTCCTTCTTCACCGTACTTGTCTTTTTGACCAGTAACTCGTAAAATACCTTCGTTCAATCTAATGTGTTTAAATCTTTCATAGTCGGCAGGATAATATTGATACTCACCGATTACACTACAGAAGTCAAGTTCTTGTTGTGGTGTCATAGACTGTTTTTTAAACACAACAACCATGTTTGAAACAATTAACTTAGCAACTTCTTTTATTTCTTTCTTTTTTAAACTATTAATATCTTCGTTTACAAAGACTGTCCAACCGTTTTTATCATATGTAATGTTCATAAAACTTTTACTTAATTTGTTCTACAAGTATACCTGACTTCTCTAAAAATGTCAAGCCATAATCATCTCTATATGCTTCACGATAAAAAACTCTCTTAATACCGCTTTGGTGAATAAGTTTAGCACAATCCAAACAAGGACTATGTGTAATGAACATATCAGCATCTAATCCACTTTCACTGCTACGAGCTAGTTTTGAAATAGCATTAGTCTCTGCGTGAAGTACTTCAGGACGAGTTTTTAACTCTGGTTCATTATTAATGTTATAGCCAACAACAACTTCGCAGTTGTTATCCCAACCGGCGGGCATACCGTTATAACCTATGCTTATGATCCTATCATCCTTAACAACGATAGCACCGACTTTTAATCGACGAGCATGACTGAGTTCAGCAAATCTACGTGCTGTGTCCATGTATGCTTGCTTAAACTTTTCTTTCATCATACCTATCTTAAAAAAATACACCGAGCAGGCAACAGGATTCGAACCTGCGACGAACAGCTTGGAAGGCTGACACTCTACCGGGCTGAGTTATACCTGCTCGGTGTATTCTTACATTACCACTATACGAATCCCGCATTTTTAATATGTACTTCTTTTTCACTTACAGAGCCTGTCTTATCTGCAGGGTGTGAAACACATATTAAAAATGTCTTACTAAAGACATTTTGTTTTTTGGTGCCCCTACACAGAATCGAACTGCAAATTACGGATTACAAAACCGTCGTTATACCATTTAACTATAAGGGCGTAAAACTATTTAATCTTCAATCTTGTTATGCTTTGGGTCAACCATTTTGGCTTCCCACTTGGCCAACTCTTGACGGAACTCGTCTTCGGTTAGTGCATGCCAACCGATACAATGTCCCACAGGACTACGACCACAACCACAACGGCCAAAACTTTCACTAACTTCTTTTACTTTTGGACTCATATTATTCCTTTGTTTTCTTGTCTAACGATTGGTTACGTTCTTCTATCAACTTAAAAGCTTCGTCTTCTGCTTGAGCATCTTCGATATCTTTCGGACTTGGTTTACGAAAGATAGCATCAAAGTTATTACCAAATTCTTCTTGGCTAACACTGTATGGACGTGGCCTACTTCCTTTGCTCATCGAATCTTCCTCAAATACTCTAATCCGACTTTACCTTCTTGAATCTCTTTCAATGCCAAAACATTGGGAGTGGTCTTGTTGGCATTGTCTACCAAGGGACGACTACCTCGTTTCAGTTCACGGGCACGAATAGCAGCCACCAGAACTAGTGCAAAACGATTACCGATATTGTCAACACACTTGTTGGTGTCAATAACAGTACGGGTCAGCAGTTTAGGATCAAACATGTAAAATCACTTTCTATAAAATGTGGTGCCCAGGGGCGATTTGGTGCGGATGGTGAGACTCGAACTCACACGCCTTTCGGCGACGGCTTCTAAGACCGTTGCGGCTACCAGTTACGCCACATCCGCTTTAACTTTCTTAGGTCTACCGCCCTTACGATTAAGGGCAATCTTCCTTTTATGTTCTTCTGATTTAGGTTTACCTTTGTTACCAGCTCCTCCTTGGTTACCCAATTTACTTTTGCTGTTTAACTTTTTAGCTTCCTCTAAACCGTATTTCTCTACAGTTCTTTCCCAAACAGATTTACCCTTGTTCTCTACTTGATCTTGCCTGTTTTCTTGTGCTGTTCCCCAATACATATGATTAGGATTTCCACAAGCACCATTATTACAAGCATGACATAAATGTATTTTATGTCCAGTAGGAACTGTTGTATCTAATTGATGTGCTAGTAATCCTTTAAAATAATAACTACCAGCACCTCTTTCGATACAGGTTTCATCTAATTTAAGATGTTCCTGTCTTATTTCTTTTGCTAAGGTAATGTATTCGTAAATGTTTTTCATATATTTATTTAGCTAAACACGCTGAAAAACACATATACCAACCTGGGCTATTAACTAACTAAAACATTATTATAGCATACTATTTAACATATGTCTATATCTATTAAACAAAAATGGCAACAATATCTACGCAGGTCTCATGATATTGTCCCGTTCGACTTTCCCTCCTGGGAACTCCAGGTAGCCCTAACCGCCGGTAAGCACGGTAGTCGACTTGCAGTGTCTACGGGAGAACTATGTCCCAAATCCCTCATCAAAGTGTCTTCAACTCCCAGGCTTCCGGCCCCTGTTGATTCTTCTTTGAATATATCACCACCGCTCTCGGTTTACCATTAAGCGATAATACTCAAATCTTACAGACCGAGCGAATTTTGGAGTGGGTTGCGGCCCTCCTAAGCCATTGCTCACGGTTATCTCAAAAGGGTAAGATGGCCCTATCCTTCATAAGTTTATGCGTCCATAAACGGTACCCGTTGAATACTATCACTTAATGGTGCCCGGAGCCGGACTCGAACCGGCACGCCCTTTCGAGCGAGAGATTTTCTTACCACTATAGTTTTCACTACCTATTAAGTTTGTGGTCTGGACTATACCTTAACCATTGCTTACGCTTTAGGTTCCCGCCGTCTAGTCTCTACACGTTCAAAAGTATTTCTACTTAGGCTTCGCTCGGTATTAGCATTTTACAGCCTTCACCGAATTTGACGGGTTCTACTCCTATCGTTTCCAATAGGGCACTCAAATTTTACTCTCAAGTCTCTTGTGTCTACCTATTTCACCACCCGGGCAAATTTTTTAAATTAACTTTTTAAAGAACAACTACTAATTGCTTAGTAAGTATATATTGTAACGCCTTTTCAAGGTATTGTCAACAAGTATTTTGGTGCTCCCAAGAGGTAACGCTCCTCTGTTTCGGCATTACCAATGCCGTGTAATACTTTTATACTATGAGAGCGATTAACTCAATGTTGGAGGAACTCGGTCACTGGCATCATAAGCAGGACCGATTGCTGGTGCAGGCACTGGCTCAGGAGCTGGTGGTGCAGGCGGCGTAATGACTTGACTGGCCTGTGTTTTAAAATCTGCCAAGTGGGCGGAAATTGCAGCCTTGAGTCTAACAGCATCTGCTTCAGCGGCATCAGCGGCCTTTTGTGCGGCTTCTGCGGCAGCTTGGTGTAGATCACGTGCTCGGGCCAAAGCAGACTGTAATTCAGCCTTGAGACGATTTACTTCACCGTTAGCGGCAATAGCATCAGCCTTGGCTTTTTCGAATAAAGATTTAGCATCTAATTCAACGGCCTTAACTTCTTCAATAACAATATTTTCAACTTTCTTTGCAGTTTGTTCTACTGCTTTAAACTTATCAAAAAATCCCATTTTGGTTCCTTTGTGTGTTATGTGTTTGGCTCCGGTACGTGGATTCGAACCACGCTTCACGGATTAACAGTCCGCTGCCTTCACCTAGATTGCTCTACCGGAATATTTCTTTACTCTGTTGTACTACCGTCAACTGCTACATAACCAGTTAGCAGTCCAGTCTTACGTTCATTCTTTGTGCTCTTGGGAACGATAGCGGCAGCAAGATCTGCTTGAATCATCATTGCTTTCCAGCCAGCACGTTCTTTACGACCCATACGACCACCAAGCAAGTTCTTGGTAGCATTTTTCATTCTGTAGTTTGCGCTTGGTTTAATGTACATATTCTTCTTTATTGTTATTTGGCAGAGAGTGAGGGATTCGAACCCTCGATACAGTTCTACACTATATGCCTCCTTAGCAGGGAGGTACCTTCGGCCTCTCGGTCAACTCTCTATATTTTTATTATAACATTACTTATTGATCTTTGTCAACAGGTATTTAAAATCTGGTACGGCTGGTAGGTCCTGCCCCTACAAAGGCCGTTGTCTATGACACAGCCCCGTCCCCTTTCCTAACTATGGGTTAGGCGGGAGGTCTACTATATTTCCACTCACAGCCGCATATACAATTATATACTTATCTGCTGTTAGTGTCAATGATAGACCGACGTTTAGCTATGTCTAAATATTCTTCGTAGTATTTTCTATCTAAATCTATTCCTATACTGGTTAGAATGCCATTTAAATAATCCCAATCTTTCCATACTTGATCGATGTTGATATATGTATTGTAGTTTAAATCTGGCATCCAATACAGTGGAGGTTTAGAGTTAGAAAATCCTTCCATCATTTCTAACTGTGTTTTTCCGTTTCTCACATCCTGAAGATTTTTATTTTTTTCACAGAACTCTTCTGTTATTCTTTTGGTGTCGGTTGAATATAAAAATATTTTATGTTGATCTTGTTCAAAAAGATCCCAGTACTTAAATGTTTTATCAAAATCATAAATCAAAGGATGATCCGCAATCACGGTATTACAACCTTGTTCTACCAAATTTCGATAATAAGTTTTTGGTTCTACTTCATCTTTTTTTATATGATTATCATTAAATCTTAAAAAGTGATGATTTAAATAACTTGCCGAATAAAATCCAACACTATCATTTGCATACCGTATAGGTCTTACACGCCATAATAGTTTACCATCTGCTGGTGTTATATTATTGGCATGTTCTAAGAGATTTGCAAATCCATCTCCACCGACACCACCTATAAAAAATACCCAATATTGCATAGATATTATTTGTAGATTAGATCATGCACTTCGGGAATAAATCTAGCAGTTATCAAAGCACGTGGTTTCGAATGTGTACTGAGTGGCATATGCGGGATCATTGTGTTAATCCACATTGTGTTTGTAGCTTCCACTCTACATATTTCAGTAGCTGGTGCACCTTCACGCTGTATTCTTACTTCGTGTATTACATTACTATCTTTAACAGGCTGCTCTTCACATATTTCTGTGTCATAAAATGCAGTATAAGTACCTTCGCAGTTTATCAACGGTATGTTTAAACCGTAGCATTTATTGCGCCAATCCATACTATCGATGTGTATTGGTATAGGATCTCCAATAGGGGATGTTGTAACAAACGCACTAAACACCCAACGATCTAGTAAACCCATGGAGTTAATAAATTTGGTATACAAAGGTGCGTAGGGTTCGATACGACTGCGATCTACATATACAAATCTTCCTTCACTGGTTTCAAACTCAGGAAACTCTTTATACAGTAAAGGCAATAACTCTTGTTGAATCGCCTTGAGTTTTTTTACAACTACAGGTTTATAAAACCATTTTGGTGGAACAGTGTATTGCATACTATTATTTAAATGGTAGGTCGGGTGGGATTCTAACCCACGATCAACGGCTTATGAGGCCGCTGCTTTAGGACACTAAGCTACCAACCCACTCTTATCTGGTCCGGCGTATAATTTTTACACTCTTCTAAACCTTTTATAATTATAAGATTTTTTATTTGTTCTGTCAAGCATTTTATTTTTGCCTGTTGTGCTTTAATTGCATATGGGTTTTTGGGATCTAAATATATATCGAAATCTATCAAATAAAAGTCTGGAAAATAATTATGTGATATTCCTTTTTCATCTATCCATTTTATTGGATTAGGGCGAATCCAATTTACATTAATTTCATCTAACCGGGTAGCCAATGCCTCTTCCCAAGACGAATCTAAATTAATAATAGTTCCGTCTTTCTTTATATATTGCCTAATAGATCTAACTAGTCTTCTATGCGGACTTGCTAATGCTTTTTCTTTAAGATGTTGTTTAGTTTTTTCAGTATGATTTAATTTACCATTTATTTTTTTAGTCTCAACTGCTTTTTGATGTGATCCTGTATATTTTCCATTTGCATGTGCTTGTTTAATCTTTTCACTTCTTTTTGCAATAGCATCGGCAGTTTGCATCTGTGAGCAATTATTTGCTTTTTTATATTCTGATCTTTTAGGATTACTATGGCACCATCTAGAATGATTGGCTATTTCAGATCGCGACAATGTTAAAAAATTTAACGAACAGTATTTACAACAACTAAGTTTTTTATACATATAGTACCTTATAATTGGTACCACCGGCGGGATTCAAACCCACATCGTACGCTTTAGAAGAACGTTGCCTTATTCAATTAGACCACGGTGGTATGTTGTTATTTATACTAAGGCTGCTATATTATCCATTAGTATACAACGATTTCGATACGTTGTCAACTAATATATAAATATTTACGTGAAGATTTACGAAAACCTTACACCAACTGGCCTACACATCCATCTATCATATGAAGATGGCGTTTGCTGTATCATGGTCCAAGACATATACGATAACACCTATTTTGAAATGCAATATTTCACCAACGTCAATAAAGCACTACGTTGGGTAAACAATCTTTAATGGCGGGTCACACAGGACTCGAACCTGCAACAACCGGTTTCGAAGACCGGGACTCTATCCAGTTGAGCTAATGACCCATATGGTGGTAATGGCGGGACTCGAACCTGCGATAGACTGCGTATGAAGCAGTTGCATTAGCCACTATGCTACATTACCATATAGAAACACACTTGATATAGGAGATCGCTCTCTCACGGATGAACCCGAATTTAGTCAAATATGTTTTTATATGGTAGGACGAGTGGGGTTCGAACCCACGACTCTCGGATTAAAAGTCCGATACTCTAGCCAACTGAGTTATCGTCCCATGTCTGGTCCCCCGTTGTGGAATCGAACCACATCCTGGACCTTATCTAGATTAATCGGTTATAAGCCGACCTGCTCTCCATGAGCTAACGGGGGAATAATATTTGGTACCGACGACAAGAATTGAACTTGTGACACCCTGTTCTTCAGACAGGTGCTCTACCAACTGAGCTACATCGGCATGGCATCCCCCCAGAGACTCGAACTCCGACGAACAGTTTTGGAGACTGTCATGCTGCCATTACATCAGGGAGATATTATACTTGGAGGAAGCGGTGGGATTCGAACCCACGGACCCATTTCTGAGCCGCTAGTTTTCAAGACTAGTTCAATAAGCCGGACTCTGACACACTTCCATAAATTGAATTTGTAAGCATAGCGTCTCTCTCATCGCTATCATTTTCCCTTGTAATAAAGCCGGCAGGGTCAAGATCCGTCACTTGGGATACTTGTCCAACGTGTCTATATTTTTGCTAGGGTTTTGCGCCCCCCGTTGCTTTACACTACATAGCCCTTCGAAGAAACTATATTGTAGCGTGACTTTCTCTTGCTGACACTTACAAAACTTGCTACGGGACGCCGACTCGGCTTGGTCATTTAAGCCACGCAGGACATCTGCGTGACTCCCTATAAACTTGGCGTATGAAGCTGGCCTCGCACCCTGCTATCACCATACCTCACTTTTCAGGAAAGATTTACTGGCACCATCACTCTTCTGGCTTTCATACATAAACTTGGTGGAGACCGCCTATGTACAGGCATGACCCATACACCGTCCACGTTATCCGCTTATCTGAGAACAATGACGGTGTCGGTACCGGTTGCACCCGTGATAAGTTTCTGTCTCCGTAACTTGGTGAAGCACGTAGGATTCGAACCTACCTAGCGATACTCATTAGAGTTTCAGCACACCACATACCGTCTCACGCGGTGCTTCATAACTTGGCATCCTGTACGGGAATTGAACCCGTATTACCGACTTGAAAGGCCAGCGTTCTCGCCATTAAACTAACAGGATATAAACTATATGAAAACACACTAAAAGGGATCTAGTACCCGGTGCGCCTGAGCGGTGCGAGCCACTAAAAGGGATCTAGTGCGTTTACATATAGCGGCTATCTCACGATAGCATATATGATGGATCAATTTTTAAAGAACATTGTTAATTGCTTAACGTATGCTTGTATTATATAACGGTTTTGCACCATTGTCAACACTTATTTTTGTTGTATTTTTACAACAAATTTGGCAGGGAATGAAGGTACCGCCCCTTCTCACCCAGTTTCAAAGACTGGTATCTGCTCTTATCGATTTATTCCCTAATTAAATTTATCAAATCATTTTTCATAATGATTTTAATTTCTAGTGATGGATTTTGTTCTATAACCCATTTCATTTTGAGTTTATCATTATTCCACCAATGACCTTTTATTTCTATAATTTCGTCTGTGTCTATTAAATGGAAGTCTGGTTTATACCAATGATTTTTTCCAAGAGGATCTGTATATTTTATAGATTCTGGCTTTTTCCATTTGATAGAATTTTTCTCTAAATATTCGTAATATTGAATTTCCATCGAAGACATAAGTCTAACACTATCTCCGTTACTATCAATAACTGATAATCTTTTATAGTTTTTAAAATGATGTCCTCTTGCTTCTAAACTTATATCACTTTTAATATAACATTCCCAACACATATTATGTTTATTTTTGTTTATTAATGATTTACAACAAATACATAAATTAGCAGGAGTGTGGTTCCTATAAGTAGATAATCGTTTTTCGATCATCTCCTTTTTCTTATCATCAGATAATCTTTGATACGCTCTGCTATTTGCTAAACTTCTTTTCTTGTTTGTTTCACTAGTGAATGTTCTACTATTTGAACATTTTCTTGAACAAAACGCTTTATTCCATTTACCTGGATCAAATTCTATGTTACATTTGGGGCATATTTTCATAATCGAACCTTTACTAACATATTTAGTATACTCGTTAATCTTTGGTACGATTCCCCAACATACATAAACACACTTGGTCGTCACATTGTTAGGGACTAGTCTTACAGAATACCCGCAAATGTGTTTGTGTATATTTTCTTATTGACTACAAATAGGTCAATAAATAAAAGATGAAAGAATATTACAGACCATTAAAAAACTTACCTGAAATAACTGATCCAACGAAACTTAGTAAATATCAAGGAATGGTTTATTCCGGGTTTAACATAAATGATGTTAATCCTGAAATAATTAGTTTGTTTGACAAACTAGGGTTAATTTTACAACGTGTACAGGTATTTCATAAAAAACCATCAAATGATAAAGTTTGGGCAATACATACTGATTCAACTGTATCCGGAGAAGATTTTGCCAAAGTAAATTGGGTCTACGGCGGGCAAGGAAGCCTAATGAAATGGTACAAACAAAAACCTAATATAAGTAAAACTACTTCTAGTTTCCCTCACGGCCCGGGTGTTATGCTATATACAGAAGATGAAGTCGAGTTAGTTTATTCAACCGAACTACCTAGTCCTAGTATTGTACAGGTAGGAATACCTCACGATGTTGTCAATCCATTAGAAGAACGTTATTGTATCAGTATAATACCTTTTTCAAAAGAAACTAATAATAGAATATCTATAGATCAACTTTCAAAGATTTTTAAAGATTATCTAGTTTAACATTGCTTTTTTATATGACATTGTACAAAAAAATCAAGATTAAAAATCTTAAACAAATACAAAAAGATGCACTAAGTATTTTTCCAAAAGAACGATACGATTCTACATCTTTTTTCTTTCTTCCAGACAGTGCAAAAACTTTTTTAAAGTTTAAGTCCATTAGAACTATGCTTGACAGCTATGGTCTAACCTCGTATGTAGAAAATTGCTGTGTTGGATATAGTGCTATATCGCCAAAAATAAGAATACCTATCCACAAAGATAGTGGAGGTTTTACTTATAGTTTTAACATTCCACTAACAGAATCTAAAAAATCTTTTGTAAATTTTTACGAAACAGCAGTGGAACCTAAACTGATCATTGCTGATAATGAAAAAAACGATAAATCATTACACTACTATGATTACAATATTAAAGATTGTACTGTAATAGATAAACTCGAAACATCTAGTCCCTATGTTCTAGACACACAGGTTCCTCACGATGTTTATAACGGTTCGGATGAATTTAGAATAATGCTTTTACTAAGAATTGATAACTCAGGTAATCAAGTCTTTGAAAAAGTATTTGATTGGTAAACTGGCGTCCCTACCCGGAGTTGAACCGGGCTCTTCGCCTTGAAAGGGCAACGATCTGGCCGATAATCTATAGGGACAAACTTGGGGTGATTGATGGGACTCGAACCCACAACAACAGGAATCACAATCCTGGATTCTACCATTGAACTACAATCACCATATAGAAACACACTCGGCCACGCTCTGAACCTGGACTCTTAGTAATGTGTTTTTATATGGCGTATCAACAATGCCGTATGCATCCGTCATTGCGTCTGTAATTAGTATCCGAGATTCCGAGCCTCGATATCTATCCCGTAGGTAGCAGTCCCGTGTATGACTTACTAAAAACTGATATACCATATAGAAACACACTCGGGGATGTGCTGAAAGTACCCCTTGATGATCCTAAATCGTTATGTTTTAGAATGTGTTTTTATATGGAATCCATTGTGTGTAGGGCATCGAAACCTACATTAAGCCCCATAACGGGCCTTTATTACCACTTATAAGAACACGGATTCTTGAGGTCATGACTCCCCAATATGGACAGGGTAATTACTCCTGTTTTTACCATATAGAAACACACTATGCCACGCTCTGAACCTGGACTCTTAGTAATGTGTTTTTATATGGTGGTGATAGAAGGTAACGATCCTTCCTTTGAGGCTTATGAGACCCCCGCATATCCGTCTATGCTATATCACCGAAATGGCTCCACAGGCAGGGATCGAACCTACGACCAATTGATTAACAGTCAACTGCACTACCGCTGTGCTACTGTGGAATAAAAATGGTCTCCGTAGAGGGATTTGAACCCCCACTACCTGCTCCCAAAGCAGGGGCGCTACCAGGTTACGCTATACGGAGAAAAACTGGAGCGGTAATATTGATTCTCACAACACTCCCAAGGTGGACCCCCAGGCAGTTAATACCTTACCGCATAAAACTTGGTGCCCAATGTCTGGTTCGAACAGACGACCTATCGCTTACAAGGCGATTGCGCTACCACTACGCTAATCGGGCTAATAACTTTTACCTTCAGAGTAACGAAGTCTTCTATAATGACGGCCGTTACCCTTATTCTTATTCTTATATGTATCTGTTTGTGAATGACAGTTTGGACAAAGTAAACACACATTATCTAATGAATTATTACTAGAATTTCCATCTTTATGTTCTAATTCCATTACAATGGGTTTTTTATTCCATTCTTCTATTCCACAACATGAACATTTATTTCCATATTCTTTTAATAAAAATCTTTTGGTGGTCTTCGATGAGGCATCACCATTAACAATTCTTTCATTCAACTCATGTTCTTTTATACATTTCCTTGAACAATATTTTGCATCTGTTTTTTTAACAACTTTACCACAATTTAAACAATTTGATAGACCTTTTAGTATACCTTTTTGTTTTCTCCAATGGTTATTTTTATTGTTAAATGAAACAGAACAACTAGAACAACAAAATTTTGGATTTTCTGTTGTCACACCACAATTTAAACAATTCGACATTCGAACTCCTAATGATTCACTCTATATATTTATAAGAAGTTCGGTTTATATGGTGGACCGTGAGAGAATCGAACTCTCAATCTCGGCTTGCAAAGCCGATGTTATCCCATTTAACTAACAGCCCATAAAATTGGTGGAGACGACTGGAGTCGAACCAGTAGTGCCAGAGGCGGCGGATTTACAGTCCACTGGGGTTACCAATTTTCCTACATCTCCAAAATTAGGATAAGCTACTTGTTTCCACACAAGCCCT